CCCTACAACCCCGAAAACCGCGAGATTACATTGAGTGAAATTCAATCTATTCTCACCGCTTACGGCGTGCCCGATCCCAAGGTGCACAACATTGACCTGTACAAGCGCGCGTTCGTGCACCAGTCGTACACGCGACGCCCCGAGTTTGAGAACGCGGTGGAGAACATCAGCGTGGTGGACAAGCCCGACGACTGCATGCCGCTGCGGTCCAAGTCCAACGAGCGCCTAGAGTTTCTCGGCGACGGCGTGCTTGAGTGCGTCGCCAAATACTGCCTTTATCGCCGCTTCCCGAAGGAGAACGAGGGCTTCATGACGGAGAAAAAAATCGCCATCGTGAAGAACGAGACCATCGGGCGCATGGCGCACGAGATGGGACTACACCGGTGGTTCATCATTTCGCGGCACTCGGAGGAAAAAAAGCTGCGCACGAACCTGAAGAAGCTGGGCTGCTTGTTTGAGGCGTTCGTGGGCGCGCTGTTCCTGGACTACAATAAGATCGCGATCCGGGACGAAGAGCACTGGTTTGAGAACGTGTTTGCTACTGGGCCCGGCTTCCAGATGGCGCAAATCTTCATTGAGAACGTGTTTGAGAAGCACATTGACTGGATCGCGCTCATCCGCAACGACGACAACTACAAGAACATCCTGCAAGTCAAAATTCAGAAGGAGTTCAAAACCACGCCCGACTACATTGAGCTCGGGCGTGACATGGAGGTGGGCTACACCATGGGCGTGTACTTGTGCCTGGGGCAACAAATATACGAGACGTCGCCTTCGGCCGCAGTAAACTTCTCCGACCTGAAGACGTTTGAGGCGGTGCACGCGGCGTGCGAGGCGGCGGGCGGGCGCATTTTGGTGTTCTTGGCGCAAGCGTCGCACAAAATTAAGAAGAAGGCGGAACAGCTGGCGTGTGACAGCGCCATTCAATTCATGCCTTGAATTATATTAATGTTTTCGGCGTTTGGTTAAGCCTCGTTTTGAGTTGACTCGTTTTGAACTGCCTCGTTTGGATTGTTTGGATTGTTTGGATTGTTTGGATTTTCCACCCCTCCTACTCGTAGCATGTTTACTTATTTGTTCCATAATGCTTTTTTCACGGTTTTCTAGCCTTTTAACATTGATCATACTCGCTGATCTGAGGATACATTTTGACATGTGGCAAGGGCATACGAACGGGTGTTGCATGTGTTGCAGAATGTTCGGGTTTTGCAGAATGTTCGGGTGTTACAGATATTGCAGGTGTCACATCATGAGGGGCGGTTCTATTTACTAAAGCGAGAGCAGCTTTGTGTGCACTTTGTCTCATGAATGACGCAGAATTTGCAATGGATTTTTTAAGTTTATTAAAATAATATCTGCATTTACTGTCATTGCATTCAGCCATTTCGCGATCTATTTCGCGTAGTCTCGCTAGCTCTTGAGGACTTAACATGTCACTAGGTTTGGGGACTCGGCACGACCTCGGCTCATGTTTTTAACCGAATTGATTTTTTCGTTTATACAATAGAATCATAAAATTAAATTAAAACTATATATCAATATCAGCTACAACAACTATGGCGGCGGCAGTTGCCATTTTGGACGCACTGCGAAAAAAACCATTGGCTGAAAAGAAGAAAGAATTTTCGGTTGCTTTTTTTGTTGCGTCTCTTGCTAAACCAAAGGAACGACAAGAAGAACAAGAAGAGCGGTCAAAACCCAAACCCATCGTCAAAATCACGGATAAATCTGGTCTGCAGTTGGCGAATCGCGATGACATTTTAGCCAGAATTAAAGCTGCGCGCGGGATTGTCCGAGAGTCCGCGCCCCACCCGCTAAATCTTACTGCCGCAAAAATGGTGAGCATCGTGGAAGAAGTCCCAGTTCCAAAGCTTAAGGGGCGCAAACTGCAAAAAATAAAGCTCATTCCGGTTTCTGCGATTCAAGCAATAGAAAAAGTGGTGTTGGACGAGCCTGAAGAACCCAAAGAACCAGAAGAATCCGTGGTTGTAGAACCAGAACCAGAACCAATCGCAAAGAAAAAACGTGGCACACGGAAGCGAGCCACTGCCGCAACGAAGGAAAAGGAAGTCGCGGAAAAGGAACTCGCGGAAAAGGAACTCGCGGAAAAGGAACTCGCGGAAAAGGAAGTCGCTGCAAAGGAAGTCTCCAAGGTGCTTCCCAAAAAAACCATTGGTCCGCTGGTTGCATCGGAATACTACTTGAACAACCGAGAGAAATTCGTGGAATTCATCAACAAGCTGTTTTACAAGAACTACCGCGCCGAGATCATGGACGAGTCCCGCGTTGTGAGCTGCGAGGACCGCCGCAGCGCGGAGGAGTTCGGCCTCCTCACGCACCAAAAAATCGTGAAGGATTACCTGAACATGTATTCCCCATATCGCGGCCTCCTCTTGTATCACGGTCTCGGCAGCGGTAAAACGTGCTCGTCCATTGCCATCGCCGAGGGTTTGAAATCGGACAAGCGCGTCTTTGTCATGACGCCCGCCTTCTTGCGCACGAACTACATGCAAGAACTCAAAAAGTGCGGCGACGACGTGTACAAAAAGCCCCGCCACTGGCGGTTCGTGGACGCCGTGGAGAAACCGGAGCTGATCCCGTCCCTGGCCGCAACGCTGGACATCCCGGACGACTACATTAAGAAGCACGGCGGGGCGTGGCTCGTGGATCCCGAAAAACCGAGCAACTACGGCGACTTGAGCCCGAAGGACCAAGCCGAAGTGGACGCGCAGCTGAACGAAATGATTCAGGCAAAGTACACGTTCATCAGTTACAACGGCGTGCGCGAGAACCGCATCAACGAGCTGTCGCTCGGCTACACCGTGAACCCCTTTGACAACTCGGTGGTGGTCATTGACGAGGCGCACAACTTTGTGAGCCGCATCGTGAACCACTTGAAAAAGGCGCCCGACGACGGTGCTGCCGCCAAAAAAGGAGTTGCCTCTAAAAAAGCAAAGGCATTATTGAAACCTGAAGACGTCCCCATTGCGCTCAACTTGTACCGGTTCCTGCTGGACGCGGTCAATGTCAAGATCGTGCTGCTGTCAGGCACGCCCATCATCAACTACCCCAACGAAATCGGCGTGCTGTTCAACATCCTGCGCGGCTACATCAAGACGTGGTCGTTCCAGTTGGCGTCGTCCAGCCAGGGCGTGACCGAGGCGCGGCTGCTGGAGCTGTTTCAATCCGCGGACATCATGGACTACGCGAAATACAGCGCGGCCGACCGCGTGCTGACCGTGACGCGCAACCCGTACGGATTCGTTAACGTGCACAAGAGGGGCAAAACCCACCTGTACCAAGGCGTGACCGTGGACGAGCACGGCGCCGTGAGCGACGACGACTTCGTGAAGCTAATCATTTCAGTGCTTGCCGGCGACGGCATCAAGGCCACCAAGACGGCGGCCAGCCCCGTGGCGCACAAGGCGCTGCCCGACACGTTTGACGGGTTTGAAAAGTACTTCATTGACGCCGACACGGTGAAACTGAAAAACATGGACGTGTTCCAGCGGCGCATCCTTGGCCTGACGTCGTATTATCGCAGCGCACAGGAGCAGCTGCTGCCCCGCTACGACGTGGCCCGCGATTTTGAGGTGGTGCGGGTGCCGATGAGCAACTACCAGCTGAGCGTGTACCAGCAGGAGCGCTTGGCCGAAATTAACAAGGACCGCGAGGCGAAGAAGCGGAAGACGCTGGCTCCGGTGCGCAAACCGAACCCGGCCCCCGGAGCAAAGAAACTGCTCACCATGAAGGACCTGTATGCCGAGCCGTCCAGCTCGTACCGCATCTTCTCGCGCGCGGCGTGCAACTTCGTGTTCCCGAGGGAGATCGGGCGACCGAAGCCGTTTACGGGCGCAGCAACAGAAAAAGAAGGCACCAGCGACGTAATAGAGGACCTGGACGAAGACATCATGGACACCGACAACGCGCGAGCCATTTCCAAGAACCCGGAAGGTGCGATGGGGGCAGACGAAGCAGCCGAGTTGCAGAAAAAAACCGCAACGGAAGCGTACAAGCACTATGATGCGCGAACCAAAGAGGTGCTGGACTTGATGAAGCGCAACGAGGAAGAGTACTTCAACCCGCGCTCGCTGGCCATTTACAGCCCGAAGTTCCTGAAACTGCTGCAGAAGCTGCAGGATCCGAAGCACGTGGGGCTGCATTTAATTTATAGCCAGTTCCGCACGCTGGAGGGCATCGGGCTGCTGAAGATGGCGATGGAGGCGAACGACTACGCGCAGTTCCGGATCAAGCACAACGCGGCGACGCAGCAGTGGGTTCTTGACGAACAACCGGGAGACGCGGGCAAGCGCCGGTTTGCGCTGTACACGGGCAAGGAATCTGCCGAAGAGAAGGAGATTATCCGCTACATTTTCAACAGCGAGTGGGACCAAGTGCCGTCCAGCATTCGGGACGATTTGCTGCGCATTTCGGGCAACAACTTCTACGGCGAGGTCATCAACACGCTGATGATTTCGGCGTCGGGGGCGGAGGGCATTAATTTGCGCAACGTGCGGTACGTGCACATCGTGGAGCCGTATTGGCACCCGGTGCGCATTGAGCAAGTGGTGGGGCGCGCGCGGCGCATTTGCAGCCACCAGGACCTTCCGGCCGAGCTGCGCACTGTCAACGTGTTCCTCTACTTGATGGTGTACTCTGAATCGCAGCTGAAACCGCTGACCAAGGACGAAAAGGCGGAGGCGGAAAAGGAGGAGGCGCTTCTGGCGTCCACGGACACGAAGGCGGTGGTGGATGTGTCCAATGCCGCGCTGAAATACGTTCGGGTGTCACGCGAACTGCGCGAAAGCGACACCAGCGCCAAAACCGGCGAGCCCATCACGACGGACCAGTCGCTGTACGAAATTGCGAAAACGAAGGAAGAAATCAACAGCAACATTCTGCGGTGCGTGAAAGAGACAGCGATTGACTGCGCCATTCATACCAAAGCGGGAACCAAGGAGACGCTGAAGTGCTTCACATTTGATAACCCGGACAACAAGTTTGCGTATACGCCCAGCATCCAGGACGAAGTGATTATGCCAGAAGAGCAAGGTAAGGCAGCCAATAAAGCAACTAAGGCCAAACCCAAAGAAGGAGCCAAAGACGCCACAACTGACGCCACAACTGACGCAGTGCCTTTGAACAAGGAGATGCGCAAGATTCGGATCAAGGAAATCACCCATGAGGGCGTGAAATACGGCATTGACATTGACACCAATGATGTATACGACTACGAGAACCTTAAAATCGGAAACCGAGTACTGGTCGGGAAATTTGTAGAAACAGAGCCCGGCAAATTCAAAGTGGTCATGGATTAAATGCGAAAATGACTACATATTATTGTTTAAGCATGCCATTGTTCAAGCGTGCCATTATTTCTTCATGCTTAGCATTCATGTTTTGTTCCAGTTCAATCAGCTTATTATATAGTTGTTGCAGCGTGATGGGTGCATTTGGTTCGGATAAAGACTCGTTAATCTTCTTGAATTTTGAGAAAATGTCCATTTCTTCAAAATTTTCACCATGTATGAATTCATTCGGGTTGGGTTTATTGTATTCGGGCTCAAATTGTTCAATTTCATGTTCTTCTTCCACGAACGATACCTTTTTGGCAGCGGAAGGATTCAAGGTGCTTGTATTGTTAAGAGGCGCCGCCACCTTATTGGCAGAGGTGCCGATCCACTGCTGCGCCTTTTTGATATCCTCGGGTTTGAGCTGCACCAACTCCCGTTCGCGGGCCGCCAGCTCCTGGGCAATGAGCCGCGCCATTTCGTCGCCAATCGGCTTGTCATCCGGCTCTTTGTCGGTAAAGTTGACGTCGTTCGGTTTTTTCAGCGTGAGGAACGAATCCATTTCGGCCTGCTTCTCCCGTAAATTGCGGTCAAATTCGCTGGCACGCTCGTTTTGCAGGTCTTCTGCCCGATAAACCAGCTCTATTTTCTTTTTTTTTTGTGGATTGTTTGGATTGTTTGCATTGTTTGCATTGTTTGCATTGTTTTGGGACATTTGAAACAAGCGCAGCACCTGCATGAATTCGCGGATGATGCCCTTGTTTACATCACTGAGCGATGCATTGCCTGATGCGGCTGCGGCTTGTTGGACGGCCCGATCAAACGCCGACTGCACGGGCTGGAACTGGTCCCGGGACAACCCTGCAAAAGCACCGGATTCTTGGAGCGTGGTCCACAACAGCCCCTTGTTTTGCACGCTGTCCACTGCGGTTGTGTTCGGATTGTTCGGATTGTTTGGATTCATTAGAACGAGCATGATGTTACACCCGCTGCAATTTTTATATGCTTTTTACTTTTCATTTGATTTTGATTTTTTATGTAAATGTTGAAATTTGCATAAAGACAAGAAAGAATGGCAACAATAATAGACATAATAATCATACTCATAATCAATGACAGAAGAGGGCAACGACAGAGGCATCGTTTTGTGCGGGGTGTGCAAGAACGTCATGAACACGCTGCCCGTGATTCGTGCGGCATTTGAAGAGCTCGTGGCCAAGGCGGGGGTGCCGTGCTGGGCCGTATTCTATGAAAACAATTCCGACGACGGCACGGATGCCGAGCTGCGGAAATGGGCAGCCGAGGCACCGGACCAAGTGCGAGTGAAGTGCGAAAAGTTTACCAAGGAGGAGGAGCTGAGCCGGTGCGTGGCGCGCACGTGCGACAACCAACCCTGTCGCATGGAACGCATTGCATTTGCTAGAAACAAACTCTTAGATATGCTGGGGGGATATGCATCCCCCCTTACCCCCTCCTCATCAGGGAACTACGTTCCCCGAACCCCTCCCACGGCACCGGCATCTGTGCCTACTGTGCCCGTTGGGGGTGCGCGATGTGACGAGGGAGGGGTGTGGGGAACCGTAGGTTCCCTACCCCGGTACGTCGTGATGATTGACATGGACAACCCCGTGCCGTTCCCGGTGGACGCCATTTTGAAATGCATTGCGCGCGACCCCGACGGCTTTGATGCGCTGGTGTGCAACGGCCTGAACTCCTCGGGCCACATTTACGACACGTACGCGTACCGCGATGCGCAGTTCCCGTTTGGCCCCGAAATCATGCGCGACGTGTTTTGGTCGGGGCATCACCAGTACTACATGCAGACCGCGGTGCACAACCAAACGCTGTTTTTCAAGCGTCAAATCAAGCAAAGACTGCCTTATATCCCGATCACGTCGGGGTTCAACGGCATGTGCATTTTTCGGCGCGAGGCGCTCATGGGGGGCATGCGCCCCCCCTGCGACCCCCTTGGTAACTCTATTGACCAACCACTTCGTTATTCCGCGGTTCCCACGGCGGAACTGAACGCGGAGTACGAGGCGCTGTACTCCATTCCGCCGTTTTCCAATACAATGGTGAACGGCGCATCGGTCGGCATCCACCTGTTTCCAAACGACAAGTGCAACAAAAAAGGCATCTTCTACTTCCATAATTCGGGGCACAATTTTCCCGTGGTGTGCGAACACGTGCCGTTCTTTGCGGCCATGCGCGCCCAGAATCGGCGACGCATCTACCTGTGCACCGACTTGGTGTGGAACTGGCTTTAATCTGAGAATTATGCAATTCTCTCAATTAATAAAAAAACTGGCAATGCAGTTATAGTATGTAGAGATATTTAATTTAAATGTATCGATTCACTAAAGTTTTAATAGCGAAATATACCACAACATCACCAAGAGAAGGCAGAACATAGTAAAATACACCACTGATGATTGTGTAAAGCATTTTTGTTATATCAAGAGATTAAATCCTGTATCTAACCATCACCACTCCTGAACCACCTTCGCCACTCGCACCACCTGTATTGTTTTGGTTTGCTCCACCACCGCCACCGCCACCCGTATTCGCCGTTCCTGCTGTGGCAGTAGTAGATGTATTACAACCTGACC